TGATCTAAGTGCTTCCCAAACTTCAGATACAAAATCTAAACTCATTCTGCAACTCCTTCAGCTTCCTCTACATCAGTGATTGTTGGAGCGATTGCTTTGTTCTTTTCTGTAAACTCAGACATAACTAAATCAAAGATACCGTCAGTGTTCTTATTCCACTCTTTACGGAAGTACTTGTGTACAACACCGTTCAAGTCAATATAAGTATAACGATTACCTTCTTTAGCAATCATGCCCTTCTTTTCAAGCAAGTCAAAGAAACCAGAGTAAGGACTCATACCTGATTCATATGGAATGTGCAATTGAATATCTTCAAAAGGTTTTGCATAACGAGTCTTCATGATTTTGCAACCAGCACGAATACCAAGTACTTCGCTTACCTTGTTACCGTCTTCGTCTTCTTTCAGCTTGAGTTTCTTCATAGCTACAACGATAGAACTTGCATAGATAAAGCCTGCACCACCAGAGATTTTGTCATCTGGGTTATACGGGTCTTGTGAAGCATATGAGTGATTAGTCGCAACTAAACCAATGTTCAAGCTACCGATCATGTTAACACAGTTACGAACAAGTGCTGTTAGTGCTTTAGGTTTACGACCCATGTCACCCTTCATTTCGCCTGCTTCAAACTGATTCACGTCAGTTGGGGTCAACAACATACCAAGTGAGTCAATAACAAACATAACCTTTGGACGATCATCAGAAGGTAGAGTTTTGTATTCTTTCACAAAGTCGCTGATAACTTTAGCAACATCATCAATCATTGCCATGTTGAGTTTCAACATTTTGTCATCAGTAGTCTTAACACCCAATGCATGAAGCCATGCTTCATCCAAGGCGTTTTCTGTATCAATCAGAATCACATAGATACCTTGATCTTGTGCGTTCTTAATCAAATTACCTGAACAGATAAATGATTTACCTGCCCCTGATTCACCTGCAAACACTGTTACCTTACCTAGAGGAACACCTTTGTTAAAGTCTCCGCTGATGAGATAATTGAGTGCATAGTTACCAGTAGAGATCCAGTCAGTTGGATCATTGAACCCAATAGAGAGTCCTTCAATACTTTTAGTTACGCCTTTGCGAAACTTGCTTAAATCAAAAGCCTTTGCCATAATTAATCTTTCTTATTTGTTACTGATATTGTACACGCTGTACGGTTGTTTGTCTAGTAGATCGGGACTGTTCTCAGCCATTTTATCTATTTCGTAATCTAGCGGGTAGTGTCTTAGCGCGGCCCTAGCTCGGTCTCTAACTAAACTAGGAACACGAGGTGTTCTACCCGGATCACATAGTTCTTCTAAGAGTTTTTTACCCTGCTTGATAGCGCGGTATCGCTCATCTGGTAATGTCATGTTATTCTCCGTTTAATAAGGGAGTGTTTAGCTCCCTTATTAATTTTAGCTAGTTTTTTGTCTAGAACGAATCAAAGCCAAAATGTCATTTGCTTTGTCGCTTGATGCAGCTTGAGTTACTGGAACTTTGACTGGTTCCGCTGCAAAAGATGATTCTGCTGCTGCAACATCTTCTTCCCAAGGAGTGATTGCTGCTTTAACAGTAGTTGCTACTCGAACTGGAAGTTCTGCAACTTCTGGCTTAGCTCCGTTTGCAGGTGCATCTAAACCATATGGTCTGTAGTAGTTACCCCAACGCTCATTGTCGTATGGGCGACCATCAACACTTGCTTCAAACATTTCTTTGATAATGCGCAACTCAGCTTCACCTGGCTTCTTGGGCAAGAAGTCTGCAAGATTGTAAAGACCATGTGCTGCGATTGCTGCTTGTTCAGCGTCTGTCAATGCAGATTCACGACGAGACCAATTACTAGTTGAGTAATCAGCATAACCACCTTTACTTGTTTTCTTAACAGTAAAGTCAAGACCACGCATGTAGTCAGTTGGGAGTTCCATGATTTCAGGATCCATCAAACCAGCTTTGACAACTGGAATAATTTGAGGACTGATAATGAAACGACGAATTGGGTTCGCTGGTGTTTTATCTTCACTGATTGGGTTCTGACGAACAAAACCTTGAAATAAGTAACTGCGCTTCTTCCAGTACTTGTTTGCCATTTCTTTCAGAGACTCATCTTTGTACCACGGACGAACTTCTGCAAGTACTGGACACACATATTCTGGTCCGTACATTTCGATACAAGGAACTTGTACGATTACTTGCTTGCTGCTTGAATCACCTTTAACCCCGTTGAATGGAAGTTTGATGATTTGTTTCTCTACCCAGAAGAAGCCATTGCTTGCATCACCGTCAGGGAGAAAGCGAAGGGAAGCTGAGGAGCCTTCATCCATGTTCCAATGGGGATAAACTGAATTGTCGGATTGAGTTGAAGATGAACCAGATTTGGTTTTGTTTTCTTGTGCTGCGATACGAGCACGAATTTCTGCTAATGATGTTGCCATGATGTTTCCTTAAGTTGTATTGACATGGTGTCGTTTTAAATGTCGCTACCTCAACATGAGATAACTAACTGTCAGAGTCTATTGTATAGTAATGAACTCTCACTGTCAATAGTATTTATCCCGGATATGGCAATCCTCACATTTTAAGTGAGGATTTTGATAAGCAATTTGCCCTTATCTTTTGTGATTCATAATCTGTAAGATACGAGCCAATTCATCAGTTGATTCTTCAAGTGAACTAGTATCTTTTTCCACATCAGCTAAGTGTGCATCAATACCAGCAGTACCTTTAAGTCCCCATTTCTGCGCAGCTTTTTGTGCTGCTTGGTAACTGCTACTTGCGTTAACTTCGCACTTACCTTTTTTAGCATGTACACAAACATACGGGCGTTCTTCTGATTCTTCGATGCTCTCATCTGCTCCAACTAATTTTCCATTGAATGGATGTTTCTTTGGGTTACTACCTAACACGGGACTGAT